ATTTAATTTTACAAATGAAATCGAATTGTATGACTTACTTAGGGAATTAAGATTAGATGGCATAGGGTATAAGGTAGATGTAGTAGAAATTGACTTAAAGACTATAAGAGAAGATTACAGACGATCACCATCATATTGCAAATACAAAGATCAATTAATAACAAAATATCAGATTTATAACTATTTGATTAACAGATGTAATAAAACAAAATCTTTATTGGACGCTTTATTTTTAGACGTAAAAGAATTAGAGGTAGAAGTTACGTTATTAAGATGTGAGTATGAACAATTAATTGATGAATTAAAATGCTTTTATTATGATCACGTCTTATGCACCAAAACATGCCCTGATTTTAGATATTGCGAATACTCTGTAAAGGAGGTGAAATAATGGTAAAAGTAAAAAAGCTAATTTTTAACCGATCTGGAAAGTATTACGGAATCAAAGCATGTATACCAAATGAATGGGCATCATTTTTGAACATCACTCCAGAAGAACCAAAAGTCATAATGGAACTAAGAGAAAACAGTATAATCATAAGGAAGGGCGAATAACATTGGCTACTAGAAGACAGACTAAAAAAGTATCTGCTACTGTCAAAGCATACAGAAAACAAAGATCAAGAGTATTAGCGACAGTAAGAAGATATGAGAAGCAGGGACTATATGTTGATTTTGTAGTCCCTAATATCCCAAAGAGAATAACACAAGCATCTGTAAGAAGATTAGCAAAAATAACACCAAAGAAGATACAATCTAAAACCTATCAACTAAATGAATTTGGAGAAGTAGAAGCGTCATTTTATCAGTTTAAAAAGAAACAAAGAGAAAAGATAAAAATAAAGCCATTAGATTTATACGATGAAATACCTCAAGAATCACATATGGTAATAGCCAATTTTAGAGGTTATGTGAATCAGTTTAACGAATGGGCAAGGGGTATAATAAACTTATGGTTAGATAATCTACTTTTTAAACACACAGAAGACGAAGTTGCCGCAATGATACAAAAGGCAGGTGAATATGGTGAACTTATAAACTATAAAGTGGTTTATACAGAGAAACTTTTTAATGCGTTAGCATCTATGATGGATTTTATGGAACTTGGCCCTATTGAAAGAGAAAGTATGATAGAAGCGTTAGAATATGAGGAGAATTACGAAGTATGAATATAGAGTTGGAGTGCAGTTGATGAAGTGCGGATTAAAAAATTTAATTATTATGCGTGTGATTTTGAGACAACTTTTTTTGATGGTCAAACCTTTACTGAAGTGTGGTCGGCTTGTTACGTTAAATTATATGACGACGCTGAACCCATAATAAGAGGTAGCATAGAAGACTTTTTTATTGATATGTTTAATTTGTCTGGTAACAATATATTATATTTTCACAATTTAAAATTTGATGGATCGTTTATAATAGACTATTTGTTAAGAGAGCATTATGTTTTTAACAGGGTGCCGGAAAAAGACATGGAAAACAACCAATTTAAAACATCAATATCGGAAATGGGTCAATGGTATAACATAATCATCAAAAATAATAACAAGGTTATAGAGATCAGAGACTCATTAAAGTTATTGCCTTTTAGTTTGGATAGAATTGGAAAATCTTTTGGCACAATCCACAAAAAATTAGAAATGGAGTATAAAGGATATAGGTATAAAAATTGCCCTATATCCCCAGAAGAAAAAGACTACATAAAAAATGATGTTTTAGTTTTAAAAGAAGCCTTGGAAATTATGTTTAATGAGGGGCACAACTCTATTACAATAGGCAGTTGTTGCCTAAAAGAATTTAAGTCATTTTATGATAAAACCGACTATAATAATCTTTTTCCAAATTTGTATGAAATAGAAATTGATGAAAAATACGGTCAAGAAAATGCAGGAGAATATGTCAGAAAAAGTTACAAAGGAGGTTACTGTTATCTAAAACCCTCCTGCGCAAACAAAATAATTAAGGGAGGACTAACATTAGACGTTAACTCTCTATATCCCAGTATGATGCACTCCATAAGTGGTAATTATTATCCAGTGGGTAAACCAAAATTTTTAGACAATTACCATGAGTTTAAAGAAAAGGTAGAACAGTCTGATAATTTTTTATATTTTGTACGTTTTGAATGCAGATTTGAGATAAAACAGAATTATCTGCCAACTGTACAAATAAAAGGAAATATGCTATACAAGGGAAACGAATATTTAACAACGTCTGATATTTTTTATAAAGGACAATATCATAGATATTATCTTGATCTTGAGGGAAGAGCAAAAGAAGCAAGAGTAATACTGACAATGACAAAACCAGATTTTGAAACATTTTTTGAACATTACAATGTCTATGATTTTAAGTTTTTAGACTGCTGTTATTTTTGGACGCAGAAGGGTATTTTTGACGAGTACATTGACAAGTACCGCAAAATAAAAATGACCTCTAAGGGTGCAAAAAGAGAGTTAGCTAAACTATATTTAAACAATCTGTATGGCAAAGAAGCCGCAAGCACAGACAGCAGTTATAAAATACCGTATCTTAACCCGGATAAAGATTGTCTATCTTTTGACCTTGTGGAAGAAAAAGAAAAAACTCCCGGATATATTGCGATAGGTAGTTACATAACATCATATGCTCGCAATTTTACAATAAAATCTGCTCAAAAAAATTATGACAATTTTATATACTCTGATACGGACTCGATACACTTAACTACATGTACCCCAAAATCGGTACGAATACACGACAAGAATTTTTGCTGTTGGAAAAAAGAGTCAGAATGGGATAAGGCAATATTTGTGCGTCAAAAAACTTATATAGAGAGAGTCATAAAAGAAGAAAAAGCGTGCAAGCCAAAAATAGAAATAAAATGCGCAGGGATGCCGGAACGTGCAAAGCAAAATTTTTTGGCTGAGTATAAAATGGAGGATTTTAAAATCGGCCTGCGCGTAAAGGGTGCATTAAAACCAAAAAGGATCAGAGGAGGAATAATCTTGATAGATAATTATTACGAAATGCGTAAATAATATTGACATATTGTAATTAATATGGTACAATATAATTGTAGCAAGAATACTGTCAAAAATAAGAAAAGGAGAACAAAAAATGAAAAAAATCACAAGAACAGTAATCACTCACTCCATAACTTTTGCGGAAGTTAATGGAACAAACCTTGAAATTTTTGAAACAAGAGAAATGGCAGAAACACCGGGAACAAGGTTTTTATCTGCATTATCAAAAGAGAGAAAGAAACAGGTGGTAGTAGTGTCAGATGTGCCGATCGAAAAGAAATACTCAATGACAGTAGACAAATTTATCGAAAACGCAGAACTCGAAGAAGTGCAGGAAGATTAAATGATTCGAACAGCAGAAGGCAAAACTAAATTATAATTAAGAAAGCAAAAAATAGGAGGAATAACAATGGGAGAAACAAACAAAACATATAGCGCAAAATTAGTAAGCGCAACAAGAGAATTATCAGCAAAGGAAAGAGTAGCTGTGAAAATGTTTATCGGTGCAGAGCAGTTAGACGAACTGACTAAGCGTGACGAAAATGGAGTTTTAATAGACATTGATTATGTAGCGGTGGTGGAAGTTTACAATGAAAAAAGCGATAACAAGAACTATAACAAATACGTGTACGTTGACAAAGACGGCACCATGTATATTTCCGGATCAGAAACTCTTTACAGAACATATGAGGAAATAGCGGAAGAAATGGAAGGCGAACAGGAACCTTGGTCTATCAAAGTAATTAGGATGGAGTCAACAAACTATAAAGGTAAAGATTTTTTAACTTGCATGTTAGTATAGATTATTGAGGGGGTGGAAACACCCCCAAAATAAGGAGAAAAAATATGTACTATGATGGAACGAAATTATTATCACTAAAGGATGCTGATGGAAACAAACCAGAGATTTATCTTTGTGTTGGAAATCGTACAGCAGGGAAGACAGTCTTTTTTAAAAGACTTTGTTTAAACAACTTTATACAGGGTAAAGGCAAATTTGTACTTTTGTACAGATTTAATTATGAACTGTCCTCATGTGCAGATATGTTTTTCCGCGACATAAGGCCTTTATTTTTTGAAAATGGAGAACTCACAGCAAGACCTGTCGCAAAAGGACTTTTTTATGAATTGTACTACAATGAGAAAAGTTGTGGTTTTGCTATTGCATTAAGTAACGCTGACCCATTAAAAAAATACTCCTCATATTTTAATGAGGTGGAAAACGTATTTCTGGACGAGTTTCAATCCGAAACAAACCATTACTGCCCAGATGAGATTCGTAAATTCCAATCAATACACGTGACTATCGCTAGAGGAAAAGGAAAACAATACAGATATGTCCGCACGATATTGGCATCAAACAGCGTAACTATGTTAAATCCATATTACAAGTCAATGGGAATACATAAAATGTTACGAAATGACACTAAATTTTTGCGCGGGCATGGTTGGGTAATGGAACAAACGTTTAATGAAAGCGCAAGTAAATCCCTGTCAAGTTCAGGATTTTCTAAGGCTTTTGACGATGGATATTCTGATTATGCTTCTCAAAATGTGTATCTTAACGACAACGAAACTTTTATAGAACACATAAAAGGTAAATGTCGTTATATAGCAACTATAAAACACGGACAAAAGTATTATGCAATTAGAGAATTTTTTGAAGATGGAATTGTATACGTTAACGACAGCCCAGATATGACATATCCAGTAAAGTTAACTTTTAAGGCAGACGACCATGAGCAAAATGCATTAATGGTAAACAAGTCAACTTTTGTAATGCAGTATTTACGCAAAGTTTTTGATCATGGGCAATTAAGGTTTAATAACTTAGACAGCAAGAATATTATTTTTGATATTTTATCCATATAGGTATCTTTTGGCAACGCTGATACTTACTGTGATGGGGTAGCACGGGTTAAAAACCGCCTGTCAAGTTGACCGTTTTGCTAGCGTGATTTATCAGGCTTGTCAATTTCAGATACACAATGGGCGGATTTCGATCCGTCCTTTTTAATGTTTCACGTGAAACATTTTTTGGTACAAAAGTCTTAACTTTCATTTTTATTCGTTTTGTGTTATAATTAAAGTGAGAATAAAGAAGGGAGGGTAAGGTTATGACCCCTGTTGATGTTGCCAATATGATAGGTAACTATGGGTTTCCGATTGTTTGTTGTGGTGCTATGTTTTGGTATATGATCAAAAAAGATACCCAGCATAAAGAAGAATCTGAAAACATGCGAAAAGCAATCGAAAATAACACGCTAGTTATACAACAGCTAGTGGACAATTTTAAAAAGGAGGGATAAAAAGTGGCTATTTTAACAAGGTCAGGCATGGAAAAAATATTGCGTCGCATTATGGAAAGCGGTGGAATGACAGAAGATATGGAAAGAGACGTAGAACGTCTAAAAGATGATTTTGATGAAAGAGAAGGAATCCTAAAAAGATATGGAGAAACATATGACGGAGAAGATCGTGACGAATATGATTATTCCGAGCGTGACGACATCAATATTTACACTCCAAAGGAAGAGGAAAAAGATTGGAAACAGGAATATGACAATTTAAAAGAACGTTATATGAACCGTTTTTTCGGAACTTCTGATGTGAAAGATGAGTTTGACGATACAATGGAAGATACGAAAGAAGACGTAAAAAGAGACGGAACAGTCCAGAGTTTTGACGAATTATTAGAAAGAACGGAGGGTTAATATGCCAACTAAACCGAAAGCAACTAAAAATCTAAACGAATTAAATTCAGCGGACATTTTGAATGTTACGCGGTCAGAATTAGGAGGAACATATGCAGACCAGGTTCCTGCGGCTCTTAAGGAAGGAGACGTAGTAGACGGAAAAACAGTGACAAAAGCGCAATCCCTAGAATCACTGCGCGGTATTGGTGATATTATTATGCAGTATCAGCCATTGCAGAACGCTTTTTTATCCAATCTTGTAAACAGGATTGGTAGAGTTATCATAACGTCCAGACTTTACGAAAACCCTTGGTCTGGATTTAAAAAAGGTCTTCTGGAATATGGAGAAACTGTTGAAGAAATTTTTGTTGAAATTGCGCGCCCATATCAGTTTGATCCAGCAAAAGCGGAAACAGATGTTTTTAAAAGGAGAATCCCAGATGTACAGGCGGCTTTTCATGTTATGAATTACCAAAAATATTATCCGACAACTGTTAGTAATGATCAGTTAAGACAGGCATTTTTATCATGGCAGGGTATTACGGACTTAATTGGCAGAATTATCGAACAACTTTATACCGGAGCAAATTACGATGAATTTTTGGTGATGAAATATCTCATCGCAAGATGTGCTTTAGAAGGTAAAATTGCAACATCAGTAATACCAACAGTAACGGCTGATAATGCTAGGTCAGTAACAACTACAATGGTAGCGGCGGCTAGAAATCTTGGATATATGTCTGATGCTTACAACTATGCTGGCGTTAGGACTTATACTGATCCAAGATATCTGTATACTATCTTGACCACAGAATTATCGTCAATTTTTGACGTAGAAGTTTTGGCATTGTCATTTAATATGGATAAGGCTGAGTTAATTGGCAGACAGATTGGTGTTGACGGATTTGGGACAATTGACGAAGCACGTCTTGAAGAAATTTTTGCTGATGATCCATATACTACTTATACCCCATTTACAGAGGAGGAGTTAACAGCCCTTAAGTCAATATCTGGTTTAATGGTTGACCGTGACTGGTTTATGATTTTTGACAATTATTACAATATGACAGAAATCTATAATCCAGAGGGATTATATTGGAACTATTTTTATCACGTATGGAAAACTTTCTCAATTTCGCCGTTTTCTAACGCAATTTTATTTACAACTGTACAGCCTGAAATAACTAGTGTGACAATTTCACCCACAACTGCTACTGTTGCAAAAGGGAGCGTAACACAGTTTACAGGAACCATAGATGGAACTGGATTAGTAGATAGGTCTGGTAGGTTTACAGTACAAAAAGGATCAGAAGGAACAACTATAAGTGAGGGTGGATTATTGACGGTATCGCCAACGGAAACAAATACAGAATTAATAGTTGTATACTCAAGTATGGCTAACCCGGCAAAATCTGCAAACGCCACTGTAACTGTAACAGGATAGGGGTAATCATATGGCAATCACACCACAATCTCGGTTAATTTTAATTAACAACACACGATTAACCGATTATAAAAACCAGATGGATTTTAATAATAAGTCTGACCAGTCTTTGTATTTTTTAAACAAAAAATATAGAGAGTATAATGATTTTCAATATCTGCGCAGGGAGGGAACGATTGCTGTTCCGGAAAATTACGATAATCTCTATAACTGCGATTACATTATGTTTCAAAACAAAAATTTTGGAACAAAATGGTTTTACGCTTTTTTGCGAAACAAAGAGTATCGTAATGATGACACAACTATAATCACGTTTGAGATTGATGTATTCCAGACTTGGCAATTTGATATCGAGTACCTCAAGTCTTTTATCAGTCGATCACACCAGCAACAATTTTTGTCTGATGGTAGTCCTTGGTTATCAAATCTGTTTCCTGAGCAACTGGAATATGGACGTGATTATGTTGTGACTCACACGGAGGTTATAAGTTGGAATACATACTATGTACTTATGTGTACTAGTGCTGACCTCACAGCAGAGTTTGGAGATACTGACAATCCTAATTTAAAATCCTCATCTGGTGGTACTTTTGATAAGATGCCATCTGTGTTAGATTATTACGTAGTTGACAATCTTAATGATAATCCCGAGCCAAGGACTGATTCATTACAGTCTATTTTAGCTGAGTTAAAAAATGTGCCTTGGATAACCCAGTGTATACAATCCATAACCATAGTGCCAGAGGAGGTCATTGGTAATAATTTTGAGATTGTAAATATGGCATCAGGTAAAAAGATAGGGCGATTACGCGATGGTTATAAAAGTTCAAATTTTATCCTAAGTAGTATAGACAATTGGTGGACTTTTTTTCCAAAGTATGACAATTCAAAATTATATACCTATCCGTATAGCTACATCGAAATGACGGCGTATAATGGCAGTCAATTTATCATCAAACCAGAGGCAATTAATGAGGTTACTAAAATTGAGTTAGGGCTAGTAAATTATGTAGGTGCATCACCGCGCCTAACTTATTATCTTAAATATTACAATGATTTTGGAGACAATGGGTACGAATATGATGGGAGACCAGAATACGGAGAATTTTTAGACGCAGGTCTGTCCATTGCTAATTTCCCACAACTCCCTGTAACTGTTGACAATTATCTGTTATATATGGCTAATAATGCAAATAGTTTTGCTTTATCAAATAGTATCAACAGTTATAACAAAAAAGAAGCTGTTGCTATGGGTGCCATAGAGGGAGGTGCCGGGGCGTTAAGCTCTATATTGTCTGGTAATATTGGAGGTACAATTGGCTCAATTTACAGTGGTGCAAAAAGCGCATACACTGGGGTTAAAAATAGTGAGATTGCTATACGTCAACAGATGGCAAAAATTCAAGACGCGGAAATCGCCCCTCCTACACTAGCAGGGCAAACGGGTGGTGACGCATTTAATATCGCAAACGGAATAAATGGTATAACCTTAAAATGGAAAACCATACGCCCTGAATATGCGGAAAGACTCGAAGAGTATTTTACTCGTTATGGTTACGTTCAGAATAAAATCGAAACTCCTTCTCTTACGGGAAATAAGAATTTTAATTACGTACAGACTACTGGATGCATATTGGCTGGTAATATACCAAAAGACGACATTGAGATACTAAAAAATATGTTTGATAACGGTACAACTATATGGCATGGCGATATAGGCAAGTATAATGATAATCCTTGGACAGGGGGCTAAAAATGGCAAGAAAAAATTACAACAAAATTTATGGTTACAACAAAGCCCTTGACGGGTGGAGTAGTTTGTGGCAAAACAACGTCACATATTTACATTATTATTACTTTCTTAAAGAGTTGGCCATAAATATGTACAAATGGGAGGGGTTACCAGAGACAATTGACGAGAGATTTTTAGAGTTGACACTTTTTGACAATGGTTATGGATTGTATTTTAGGGATGAGATTATCGGTGATTTATTTTTGCAGTGTACAATCGGCGGTGAGTTAGATGTGTACAGGATACCAATTAACCGCATGGCATACAGTGTAAATGGTTACCAAAATTTTAAAACTAAAGCTGACTCTGTTATTGTTTTTAACAACTTTTTGCATACCACAACTCATATTGACATAGATATGTTTGCACAAAAACTTTATAATGTGAGCAGGGCGATTGATGTTAATATTAACGCACAAAAAACCCCAATTATGATTCTGTGCGATGAGAAACAAAAACTCACAATGAAAAATGTTTATATGCAATATGAGGGAAACGAACCGTTTATTTTTGGCAATAAAAACCTAGATATGGACGCAATAAAAGTGCTTAAAACAGATGCCCCATTTATCGCAGATAAATTAAGCATTGAAAAAAATCGTATCTGGAACGAAGCCATGTTATTTTTAGGGATTAACAATAATAACATGGATAAAAAAGAGAGACAAATCAGCGATGAGGTTAACAGCAATCTTGAGCAGATTTCTATGTCAAGACAAATTGGCTTAAACGCAAGAAGGCAGGGTGCAAAAGAAATAAACAGAATGTTTGGAACAGATATTTCTGTTAATTACAATCCAGAATTAGAGGAATTGTATAACGCAATGGTTTTCGGAACAGATCAGACAGATGAAAATGTTTCACGTGAAACATCAGAAGAGGATGGTGACTTAGATGAGTAAATATACAACAGAGTTAAGATACCTTATTCAATCCGGTTTTGATCTGGGATTAAGAAATTATCCAATTTTCGATGAAAATTATCGTTCGAAACTAAACGAAAAAATTCTTAATCATTATTACATGCGGGAAATTGGTTTCGAAACAGCAGGGCTTTTTAAACGATATCTGAACGTAAAAATGGAGGAGATTATGCCATATTACAATCAGATGTATCTATCAGCACAAATTGACTTTGATCCTTTTGAAACATATTCGACAACCGAAGAATATGAAAGAAACACAGTAGGAGATAATACAAGTCAAGATGAAGGTGAAAACAAGTCTCTGCAAAATGATACCCCAATGGGTTCATTACAAGACCCATTTTCTGAAAACTATGCCACAACTTCTCAAAAAACAAATGCAACTAATATGTCTAAATTAAACTCGTCAGAAACGGAAAAATATAACCGTAAATTGTCTGGTAAAAATGACTCGAAATCTAATAGTCAGTTATTAATGGAATACAGACAAAGTTTTCTGAACATTGATATGCTGATTATTGAGGAATTGGATGAATTGTTTATGCAATTGTGGTAAAAAGGAGGTGAAAAATATGATCGGAAATGTATATCCATTTTGGCGTTGTTTTAAAGTGATGCCTCTTGTGTATGACGAGTCATTGTCATATTATGAGGTGCTGTGTAAGCTGACAGACAAGTTAAATGATGTAATAAATCAGTTGTCAATAGATTATTCGGAAATTTACGAATATATTGATCAACAGGATAAACTTACGTTAAATTCTGCCAATAATTACACAGATTCAAAAGTATCAGAATTGGAACTTGTTATCAATAACCAATTTACTGTTTTAAGTGATGCGATAAAAAGTGCTGACCAAAAGACAAGATCATGGGTAACAGAGCAGATTACAGATTTAACGATTTGGTTAGAGCAACAGGGGCAATCAATCTATGTGATTAATCCAATTACGGGTTATACTGATACAGCCCAAAACGTGCTTAATGATTTTTATAATTATTTTAATTATTATGCACTTACATGTATTGAGTATGATGGGCTTAATCTTACATCAGATATGTATGATGCAAAAAATATCACATGTTACCACTATGATTTTTATGCAAAAAAATATCTGACAGAGGATGACAGATTTTATATGTTTAATCCAGTGACGGGGCAAAGAGTTTTTTACAAAAACGTGATAGACTTTTTAGTGTCCTTGCATAGAGAGGACGCGTTAACGTGTACTGGCTATGACGATAAAAATATTACAACAGATGGTTATGATAACTATAACATTACAACTTATCAATATGACTGGGAGGGTAAGACTATCCTTGCAGTAGCTTAAGGAGGATTAAAATATGTCACATACAAACAAAACACCAAACTACGATTTACCACAATTTATCGGTACTGATAAGGCTAGCTGGTTGGGAGATTTAAACCCAGCATTTTTGGCAATTGATGCAGGGATGCAGGCTAACAAAGTTTCCGCACAGGCGGCAGAAGTTTCCGCAGGAGAAGCTAGTGCTCTTGCACAGTCTGCTAACTCTGTTGCTAACTCTGCTAATTCTTCGGCTAACAACGCGTTGGATAAAATAGGTAATTGGATTACGTACAATCTTGTTAATCCAGACCCAACAAATTTTATCACATATTCAGGATCATTTAAATTTAATCCAGGGCTTGGTATTGGCTCTCTCTATAATCTTGTTGAGTTTAAAGATGGTTTTAAACCCTCTTTTGGGGTAGATGGTACAATTTTAATAAATTTACCAGCAGAGTATTTTAATAATACTTATTCATCAACACTATTTTTTTCTGGAGATTTAAGTTATCGTACAAATGATCAGCAGACATTATATACTAACCCACAATACCGATTAAGTAATAGGGCTATACGCATGTATGCTATAGGTGGCACTTTGCCATCCGATGGTCAATATAGATACTCTATTATATCACGTATGTATTATATAGCAGATTGGTTAAAATAAATGAGTATTTATGACCAAAACTGGAAAAGCTATGCAATGTACGTAACAAGTACAGTAGAGACTAACTGTAATTATGGTAGTGTTGAGTCTTGGGCTATGGCTGGTATTGGTATTATGCAATGGACATATGGCAGGAGTTGGGATTTGTTAAATCTGCTAATAACTGATTATCCTGATACTGCTAACCAACTACCGATTTTGTTACCTCAAATCCAGGCAGGTAGAGACGCATGGGGAAACAAAATTTTTACGCAAAATGAAGCTAATGAGGTTAGTGCTGTGCTTGTTACTGATGAGGGTGTTAATACACAAAATAAGTTGTGGGAGTCAGATTGTGATAATTCTTACATCCCCCTACTGCGTGATGAGTGCGGAATAACTGATCCTAAAACCGCTATTTTTGGGTTAACTAATTATCATCAATCACCGCAGGCGTTTTATCAGATCTTTAACGGATGCGGTAATTGTAACTATGATATGTGGTATATGACAGTACTTAATAATGGCATAGTTGGTAGTTATTACAACAGACAAAATACTGTAAAAGACTTGCTGGACGAGTGGGACGGTGAGAGTGGCAAAGAGGGATTTGGTAATTATGATCCAGAGCATAGTATTGGTGGTAATCAAAATCAAAACAGTGGTAACCCTGATAATACATCAAAACCGTTTGAGACATCCATCAATATTAAGTCGTTACAAAAATTTGGTAAAACCTTCTTTTTGTATCTTGATAACCAAGGTACTAATAAAAAGATTGAGTTTTATCAAGCTAGCGACAAACTGTGGCTACCAATTTATCGTACAGAAAAAATAGAGGGTGAGACTACCACCACACCACAGCCCTCTTATCCCAATACAGGTACAGGCACACCAGACCAGCGTCAACAATTAGTTGACAAAATATTAAGTTATGAGGGTAAACTCGGATACTCTCAATCTGGTGAGCTTAGAATGTGGCCTGACAATGGTTATGCTGATTGCTCTGGACTGGTGTGGCACTGTTACAATAGTGTAGTGGGAGTGGAGATTGGTACATGGACAGGGACGCAAGTAGAAAATGGTACACTAATCAAAGAGGGTAGTGGTGTACTAGATACAAGTGATATGCTTAATGGTGATTTAGTATTTTTTAACTGGGATTATCATAATCCGTTTTTTGATCATGTGGAAATGTATATAGGTAACAATCAATTATGTGGACATGGGGGTGACCCCTATTATGGTCCGACAGTAAAGCCTGATGCAGGGGCGTACTCTAGGGATGCTTTTGATTGGCAAGTAAGGAGGTATATATGATTATTGATGTATCAAAATGGCAGGGAGTTATTAATTGGGGTGCGGTTAATGGTGCTATTGATGGTGCTATTATTCAGTGCGGGTTTGGGGATGATATTACTACCC